TCTGTCTGGTGATTGCACTCACAATCTTAGAAGATTTGGTTTGTGCTTCTTCTTTTTTCTTTCCTCTTGAGGACAATGAAGTGCGAGCAAGATTTCCTGCACGGCGATACATTGCAGACTCTTTTTCCCTATCAATTGGTTTGTAACCCTCTTCCAATTCAACAGTCTCAAGAAGAACTCCACCAAGTTCTTCAACTGCCTCTTTAAACTCAGGATTGATTACAATCTTATTGTTGATATTTTTTTTTTCTTTGATTTGCTTATGCTCTTCGTCTTTCTCAATCTTGTCCATTACTTCAGCAAGATCTTGTCTCCAGTTTGAGAAAGATTCTTTTCTGGTGGCCATTGCCTTACCAATTGCCTTACGACGCTTGTGAAGATACTTATCTGACTTATCAGTATCACCATCATTATCAATATCAGCATCTTCTTGACCTACAGGATCAAGAGCTTCATAAGCCATACCAGGAATATGCTTTCCTTTGGTTTTTTTATTGATGTAAGAAATTTGATCTTTTTGAAACTTTCCGTATTCTTTACCCTTGTATGCAGGTAATTTTTTGGTCAAGGTATCTCCTGCTCTTCTTTCTGCAGAAGCAGCCTTTCTCATCTCAGTATCTTGTCCTTTGACTGCTTCAGTTACCTTTTCCTTATCTTTCAGAGCCTTCTTCATAGGCTCTTTCTTATTTCCGTCCTTATCAAAGTCTAAGTAGTCAGGTTTCGCTGCTTCGGTAGCAATCTGTTCCAGATACACTCTGGACAAATCGTGAAGTTGTCTCATTGACATGGTTAAAAATTCTTACTTTTTCTTATACTTATTTATGAAATTAATTCCATAAGCTTTTCCGCCATGGTGTAGATTTTCTGATCCAGTCTTCAGAGCACCTGGAGTTTGTTGTGCAGCATACTTAAAGTAACCAGTAGTTCCAATTAAAGTATTGGGTTTTCCAGGAGTTCTCATCTTTCTATCAACTTTCTTCTCAGTATATTCCATCACATCACGAATCCAAGACTTGAACATATAGTTTTCTCTGGTGACACAGATAAGATGATTTGTCCCTCTGCGAATGATTCTACCAACAAGACCAGTGTTTAAGTTCTCAACAAGATCTCCAATACGATAAATCACTCCATCAACATAATTCTCACGAAGAGATCTAAAATCAAATTTAGGAGCAATCTCCCACAGACTATAAGATTCTTTTGTCGATACTCTCATTGACTTACGGAGAGCATTGAACAAATTCTTTGTTTCTTCTGGGCCCAGTGACTTTGGAGTTCCAGACTTAAAGGTATCAAAATCATTATCTGCTGCTGCTTTTCTCATTTTAGAAGCAGACATTCCTTCCACACCTTCAGCATCAGCATCTCTTTCTCCTGCTGATACGACGTTAATCATATCGAATGTATAAAGGTCGCCGTTATACTTATTAGCTAAGTTCTTAAATTCACCAAGACGGTCAGCGCCGACAACAATGGTAACATCAGTAAATCCTTCTTCGTCAGCCTGCTTTAATACATCGAAGATAGACTTCATATTATCATCATCAATAATGCTCTCCTCATATTTGGGGAACATCTTCTTCATATACTCAATCTTAGTTGAAGGATCTAATGGATTCTTCTTAGGATCTTGTGTTCTAGATGGATAGATTCTTAACTCTGCACCAGCAGAAATGTTAGATGCAGAATCTAACAGTTTATTATGTCCTGTTGTGGGGGGATTAAAACGACCAAATACAATCGTTACTGATTGTCCATCCTCATCACCACGGAGAACTTCTGGTTGCTTTCTTTCTGGTTGTTGCTCTTGTGGTTTTGTTGCTGCTTGAGTCGCTGCAACCTGTTGATTTGCTTTTGTTTTCTGTTGGGGCAAATCTCTTTGTCCCGTTCTTTGCCCCTGATTATAAAACTTGAGTTTTCCGCCTTCTGTTTTTGCAACGAATTCATTCTGGGCATTGTACCATCCACCATGGCCATCACCCTTAAGACCCAAGCGTTTTGCCTGCATTGACGCTTGAGACTCTTTTGCTTCGTTCAGAAAATTGAAAAACTGTTTCATATTTATCTTAATATACTGTTATTTATTACCAGGGATCACCTGACATTTTTAAACTACTTGCAAGTTTTTCCGATTCATATTTGAATCTCATTTTTAATATTTTTTTAGATCCCGCTTTTACACCAACAGAATCATTGCCAACACTTTCAAATTTAATTGGTTCAGTCATGATCGCTTTTAATTTTGGATTATTGAGTGGATCCTCTACAGATGCTGAGTATGGAGCCTTAGTTCCTCTTCCAGTAACTTTTACATATGGTGGATATAACTCTTCACTCGCATCAATCCAACTTTTAATTATATAATCTTTTCTTTGTGGTTGACTTAATGTATTTAACTTCTTTAATAAAGTATCTCTACATTGAGATAATACTTGACTTCCCAATGCATCAGTTTGTTTTTGTAATGCTTTATTAGCACGAATTGCTGCTTTTCTTGCTTGTGCTGCAGCAGGAAGTTTAAAACTTTTTACAACATCATCTTGTGCCTTTTTATTAATATCATTCAATTTCAATTTTAAATCAGTATCTACAGTTCCAACTCCAGGATTTTTGAATCCAATATCACCTTTTCCCGAAGTAGATTTTGCAGATAGTCCCAGATATCCACCAGTTCTGAATTTAACTAAAACGTCTGTTGGATTTTTTCTTTGATTAACATCTACACCTACAACTGCTTTAAAAGAAAATCCAGGTCTTGCAGTCCAGTAAGTATTCTGAATTCCAGAATATCCATTTTGCTTTGCCCACTTCAAAAACTCTTCAACCATAACTATGGCTCTACCAACTTGTTGTTCTCCCTGTTCTGGAGATATCATTCCAAGTTTTTTATTATACTGAGATTCGGATGCAGAATCTGGAAATTCATTTCCATTCAGCACATATGCAACGTATATTTCGTTAACATCCGCTAGGTCTGTATTTCTAGCCATATGTTTTTGAAGTATTTATGGAGATAAGGAGACTCGAACTCCTGACATCAGCCTTGCAAAGACCGCGCTCTACCAACTGAGCTATATCCCCAAAAGCCCAAAAGGGCAATTTATTTATAGGTCTCCTTCGACTCGGTTTTCTGAACGATAAACATCAAAAGTTCCTTCTGGATAACGAGCACTTAGTTTCTCAAAGTTCATCTGCAGAACTTCTTCAAAGTTAGTATCAAGAGCCATACATGCTTGTGCCAGATACCAACAGATATCTCCAAGTTCACGCTTCAGATGAAAAACATTTTCCTCATTGTAAGGTTTGCCTTGAAGAAAGATCTTTTTAACAACTTCAGTGAACTCACCTGCCTCTGCAGAAATACCAAGAGCAGCCGTCAAAACACGAGGAACATCTGCATTAAATTCAACTTCAAGTTGCGACAGACGTGAAATCAAATCTGCATAGTTGCTGCTTGCAGGGCTTGTGGTTTGACGAACGAATTCAATATATTTGTTAGTATCAATAACTTGTGTCATTAGAATTTAAATCCCTCAAAAGATTTCTTTGTTTTCTTTTCTTCATGATCATACTCCTCTTCTTTGCCATTGTCAAGGATATCATCTTGTGCAGATTGTTCACAATCATAAAGACGCATCTTCGCACGATCAATACCAACCACAAAACGCTTATGAATTGTAGGATCATTATAACGATTCTTCAATTGCTTCACAAGAATCTGTCCCAACCCTTCAAGATCCTCTGTGCTAATAAGAGCAAACATAAGATCGGCAGTAGCAGGAAGGCCAAAGGATTCAGAAGTATCAGTAAGTTCAACATCAGAGCTACCATAACCTGAACGAGTAGTCTGGGTTGCGGAGACGATTGGAACATTGAATTCGACTGCGAGTCCTCTAAGTTCTTCAGCAATGGCCTTGATATACGAATAAGAGTTAACAGAAAGATTTCCCCGATACCTAGAGGAAGCACAGATATTAAGGTAATCAATGAAAATAATATCAGGTCTAAATGACTTCTTAAGTGCAAGTTCATTAAGAAGTGATTTAAAGTGACCACTGTGCGCTGCTGCAGTTGGATACTCTTTAATTATAAGAGTACCTTGAGTCTTCTTTGCAAGATTGGTTACTTTGTTTTCAAAGATTTGCCTTGGCAATTCTGAGATTTCTTGAATCGGGACGTTGAGGAGATTTGCATCAACTCGTTCTGCAATTCGCTCCTCAGCCATTTCAAGAGTGATATAGAGAACGTTTTTTCCTTGCAGTAAGACGGAAGCAGCAACATGGCACATGAATAGAGACTTTCCGACACCCGTACCAGCAAGAGCGATGTTGAGAGTCTTATTAGGGAGACCGCCTTTTGTAATCTTGTTAAAGTACTCAAGGTCGAACTCAGTCTTCTCTTCCTTTTTATGATATGACTCGTAACGTTGCTCATAGTCCTCCAGGTAATCGTGGCCTACATGAGTGTCAAAAGAAACTGCAAGAGCATCGGACAGAATACTAGGAATACTGTCACGATTCTTTTTTTCATCTTTACCATCTGCAATATGTATAGACTCCATCAGAGCCAAATAAATTGCACGATCTCGACACCACTTTTCAGTGGTATCAACAATCCAATTAAATTCAACAGCAACATCATCAAGATTGTCAATCAACTGAACAATCTCTTTAAAAGAGACATCAGTGATGTCCTTTCGATTCTCAACTTCAATGCAAAGAATTTCCTTTGTGACAAGTTTGTTATATTCTTGCACAAAGGAAACAATTTCTTCAAAAACAACTTTTTGATTTAGATCTTCAAAATATTCTGGTTTGATGAACGGCAGAACTTTTCTTAAATACTCTTCATTGTGTAAAAGGTTTCTAAGGATTAGAAACTCAACTTTCTCCATAACTAAATTCCTTATGTGCAATTTCGTCCAACTGTTGCATTACTTCTTCAGTAAAATATTCTTCTGGGTTTGCTAGAATTTGCTTGGCATATATTTTCTTTCCCTGAATTTCATAACGTCCAGCAACATTCTTCCAGAGTCCTCCGATTTCTCCAAGCTCAAGGAGACCATAATAGCGATCAAGACCACGCTGATCGTAATAAAGACGAACCTCAACACCTTTGTTCTCCTTACTCAGACGCGATTTAGCAGTCTTAGCTTTGATAATATTTCCGACCACTTCCGTTCCATCCTTTTCTTTCTTCTTGCTGAGATAGATGATCGAAGATGCTGCGTACTTAAGTCCAGAACCTCCTCCCATTTCTTTAGTTGGAACGTAAGCTCCGATGACATCGTATGTATGATTTGTGACCAGGAGCGGGACATTTGCTTGACCTAATTTGAGTGTGAGCATTCGGAACGCACCTTTGACCAGTTGAGATTTGGTCATATCACGAACTTGCTTGTCGTTGAGTGCATCAGTAATTTCTTTCTCAGTGGAAAGCATACCCAGAGAATCTAATACAAAAATACAGGGTTTGCGTTCTTCTAATGACTTCTTAAGATATATATCAACTGCTTTGAGTGCTTTACTACGA